AATACATAAATGTTTGGAGTGATAGTATGAATTTTAGAAAGAAAATAGATAGTGACTATAAATCATACAGAAAAAATATTAGAAAACCTGTTTGTTATAAAGCATTAAGAGATTGGGTTGTAAAAACTTATCCAAGTAAAGTTTTCAAAAATTTAGAAGCTGATGATACTATTGGAATATTAGCTACAGGAGAATTTAAAGACAAAGCTATAATTATTAGTGGTGATAAAGACATGCGAACAATACCTGCATTTCACTGCTCTATGTTAGATAATCAATTAGAAAAAGTTGATGAAACATTAGCTGATTATAATTTTTGCACACAAGTTTTAACAGGTGACCAAACTGACGGATACAAAGGTTGTGTTGGTGTGGGTCATGTTAAAGCCAGTAGAATACTAGATGCTAAAAAGTCTCTAGAAGAAAACTGGAAAGTTGTCATAGAAGAATATCAACGTAATAAATATACAGTTGATGATGCTTACCATCAAAGCAGATTGGCAAGAATATTAAGAAATGGTGAATACAATATCAAAACTAAGAAACCGAAACTATGGAGTTACCAATATGCTAAGTATAGAAATACTGGACAAAGTAAAAAAAATAGTTAGTTCCGATAGAGCAAAACAAAATGGAGACATGGTAGAAAACCATGAAAACATAAGCAGACTGTGGACTGGCTACTTACAAAATAAATCTAAATTAAATATTAATATACTGCCTGAAGATGTGGCAAATCTAATGGTCTTATTAAAGATTGCTAGAAGTCAGGGTGGTGCATTTAATATTGATGATTTTGTTGATATGACTGGCTATTCAGCTATTGCAGGTCACATTACAAGCAAAAGACATGAATTAAGTACCACTTTAGGAGTATCTAATGATAAAAAAACCAAAAATAAGTGAAGAAATCATTACATACCTAGACGAATTATTTCCTGACAAATGTCCTACTGTTGAAGAAACAGAAAAACAAATCATGTTTAAAGCAGGTCAGAGAAGTGTCGTTAATCATTTAATCAAAGAGAAATCAGTACAAGAGGAGAACTAAAATATGTGCATGTCACCAAGAATGCCAAGTCCACCCCCTGCACCTGAACCTTTACCACCTGCTACACCTTCAGTGTCTAATGCTACAACTAAGCAGAAAGCACCAACTGAAGCAAGTACAGATGCGAGTAGAGATACTACTGTAGCTTCAAACTACAGCAGAAAAAGAACAGGCAGAGGTTCGTTAAGAATACCTTTATCAGGTGGAAGTGGTTTGAACTTTCCAACTAGCTAATTATGTGTGGAAATCCTAACATGAGAGTAAAATCGTTGAATGACGAAAGTGTCAAAACATATTCAGAAGCAAAAGCAATGGGTAAAGGAATAGATACTATACCAAGAAAAGGTACTACTAAAAAATCAAAAGAAAAAAATCGTAACGAAGTTAGTAATAGAATTTTAACATACAAAGCTATTCGTTCAAAAAACAAAGCATTAAGAATACCAACTAACAATTTATCCTCAGGAAGTGGATTACAATTACCTAGTTAATTATGGCAAGTTATACATTAAAAGAAAAACCTGAGAATTATAAAGAAAATTCAGTTTCAGGTCAGTACCAAAAGCTAGAGATTGAAAGAGAAACATATTTAGAGAGAGCAAGAGAAAGTGCAGAATTAACTATTCCTCACTTATACCCACCAAAAGGAAACAATGCTAATACAGAATATAGTACACCATATCAGTCTGTAGGAAGTAGAGGTGTTATGAATTTAGCATCAAAACTAATGTTAGCTTTATTTCCACCACAAGCACCATTCTTTAGAATTGATGTAGACGAATTAGTTTACAAATCTATTGAAGGTGACCCCCAACAGAAAAAAGTAATAGAACAAGGTTTAGCTAAAATTGAGAAATCAGTTATGGATAACATTGAAGTACAGAACGATAGAGTTGCTGTATACGAAGCACTAAAACATTTAATTGTTTGTGGCAATGTTCTATTACATTTAACTGACACTGGTCTACGAACTTACAGGTTAGAAAACTATGTAGTTAAACGAGACCCACAAGGTCGTGTATTAAAAATTATAATTAAAGAAAGTGTAGTGCCTGATACTTTACCAGTAGATATTATGAAAGCTGTTGGAAAAGAAGGTGATACCCAACAAGATAAAACTTTAGATTTATTTACTTGTATTAAAAAAATGGGTAAAAAATATATGGTACACCAAGAAGTCAAAGGACATGTACTTTATACAAAAGAATATACAGAAGAAAATTTACCATTTATTGCATTAAGATTTAATAGAGTTGATGGAATGAATTATGGTAGAGGTCATGTTGAAAGTTTTATTGGTGACCTTAAATCTTTAGAAGGATTAACAAGAGCAATTTTAGAAGGAAGTTCTGCATCAGCTAAAATGCTGTTTATGGTTGCACCTAATGGTACAACAAGAACTTCTAGCATTGCTAAAGCACCTAATGGTGCAATTATTGAAGGGTCAGCAACAGATGTATCTGTACTACAAGCAAACAAATTTGCAGACTTTAGAGTAGCTATGGAGACAATGCAAAGAATAGAACAAAGATTACAATTTGCATTTCTTTTAAATGCTTCAGTACAAAGACAAGCTGAAAGAGTTACAGCTACAGAAGTACAATTAATAGCTAATGAATTACAAGATGCCTTAGGTGGTGTCTATGGAATATTAACTACAGAATTTCAACTACCTTACATAAATACTAAGTTAGCTATGTTAAGGCAGAAGAAACTACTACCTGATTTACCAAAAGACATAGTTAAAGTTAAAATTATTGTTGGAATGGAAGCATTAGGTAGACAATCAGATAGATTGAAATTACTTCAATTTATTTCTGACCTTGCAGGAACATTAGGTTCAGACGTTCTTGCAAAATATATAAACCTTGATGATGCAATTAAGAAGTTTGCAGTAGCAAATCAAATTGACACTTCAGGTTTAATTAAAACAACTGAACAAATTCAACAAGACGAGCAACAAGCACAACAACAACAGATGGCACAGCAGATGCAGAATACTGCAACTGACCCTAGAGTGGCAATAGAAATGGGTAAACAATTCGCTAACTCTGGTGGCACTGCAAATGTTGAAGGTGATGAACTTGTCCTTAACCAACAAGGATAAATATGACAACAGGAAAAGTAGAAATAAATTCTGCTGTAGCAGAGAAATCAGTAGATGAACAAGTTAAAGAGTTAAACGAACAAGGTATTGATATTAATACTTTACAAAGTACAGATGGTTCTAGAGTAATTGCTAGTGAACCTGATACACAAGTACAAAATATAGAAAATCAAAGACCAACTTGGTTGCCTGAAAAATTTAAGAATGCTGAAGAATTATCTAAAGCATACTCAGAATTAGAGAAACAATTTTCAGGTAAAAAAGCAGAACCAGTTCAAGAAGAAGCTGATGAAGTAGCTATTCCAAAACAACAAAATTTACCATTAGAACAAAATTCTCTAGATAAATATTCAGAAGAATATGCAGAAAAAGGTGAACTTGGTGAAAATAGTTATAAAGAACTAGCTAAACAAGGTTTATCAAAAGAATTAGTTGATGGCTACATTGCAGGTCAAAAAGCAATAGCTGATACGCAAACTGCTGACATACAATCAGTAGCAGGTGGAAAAGAACAATATGGTCAGCTTATAGATTGGGCAGGTCAAAACTTATCTGAAAATGAACAAACTGCATTTAATGATTTAACTCAAACAGGAACTACTGAACAAATTAAAATGGCAGTTCAAGGGTTGATGACTAAAGCAGGAATGACTACGCAATCACAACAACAAGAAATGGTTCAAGGTGATGTTAATAATATTTCTACAGAACAATTCAATTCAGTTGCACAAGTAACAGAAGCTATGAATGACAAGAGATATGAAACTGACCCTATGTATAGAAAAGAAGTTGAAAGAAAACTTGCAAATAGTTCCGTATTTTAATGGCTAGAAATTACCGAAAAGAATATGACAATTATCATTCAAAAGATAAGCAGAAGAAAAACCGAGCAGGTAGAAATCTTGCTAGACGAATGATGAAGAAAAAGGTTGGTATTAAAGGTAAAGACGTACACCATAAAGATGGTAACCCTCAAAATAATTCTAGAAGTAATTTAGCAATAACTACTAAAAAATATAACAGGAGTAGAAACTCATAATGTGGTTTAATTTATTAGGCATGGCAGTGAAAACTGGTGCAAAACTTTACACAGATAAACAAAAAACTAAACAAGCAATGTCTACAGCAAGACTTCTTCAAGCTGAAAAAATGGCAACAGGAGAAGTTGAGTATAGTGGAAAAATATTAGAAAGTCATAAAGGCGATTTTAAAGATGAATTTGTTTTAGTTTTAATATCTATACCAATAATTTTATTAGCTTGGTCTGTATTTAGTGATGACCCTGAAATACACAAAAAAGTACAACTATTCTTTGACCATTTTAATAATCTTCCATTTTGGTTTCAAGCACTATGGGTTTCAGTGTGTGGAGCAATATTTGGAATAAAAGCAACTGACTTAATAAAAAGGAAATAAATATGTCATTAGTAAGAAATATAAATAGAAGAAAAAAACTAGGTATCTCTAGAAGTAAAAAGAAATCCACTGTATCTGCAAAAGCATATAAAGATATGAAGAACAAGTGGAAAAAGAAAAGTGGCTAAGAAAAAGTCTAACTTTCTTTCAAAAGAAGTACATGAAACTAGAGCAAGATTTAAGAAAACAAGTATATCGAAAAATAGAAGTAGATTAAAAACTTCTTCTCTTAATAAGCACAAAAGAAGACAACTAAAGAAAATATAATCACCACCTCTTGTAAGAGGGGTGACTTATTAAAATTCAGATGATTGCCTGACACGTCAGATAACTTTCTAAATTGAAAAGTAAATAAGGTTAATCTCAACAATAACACTAACAAATAGGGAGACATTAATATGTCAAACGCAACACCATCAAGACTGGGTCTAGTCAATGCGACTGGAACTGGTGTAAATGATTTGTTCTTGAAGTTGTACTCTGGTGAAGTTCTAGCTAGTTTTCAAAGAGAAAACCTAATGCTTGGAATGACTAACGTCAGAACAATCTCAAACGGCAAATCAAGTTCGTTCCCTGTGACTGGAACTACAGTAAGTGGATACCACTCTGTAGGTGCAGAAATCACTGGAGACGCAATAAAACACAACGAAAAAATCATCAATGTTGATGATATGCTATTAGCATCATCTTTCGTTGCTGAGTTAGATGAACTTAAATTGCACTACGATATACGTTCAATC